CTACATGTTATGATCGTAATAAAAAATGTGTAGAGAAGAAAATTAAAACCAGTAGTTTTGGTTCAGTTGACTACAATCGTTACTTACACATGGATGGTCGTATTATCTTTGATCTCCAGAAAGAAGTTGAGAAAGGTCATAACTTAGAATCGTATAAACTGGATAATGTAGCTGCTCATTTTATGAGAGGAAAAATTAAAAAAATAGAGTCTAATAAAGTAACAACTAAGTCAAGGTCACAATCTAAGACAAAACTCATAACAAATGAATTTGGACATCTTAAAGTAGGTGATTATGTATCTTTAAAAGTCCACAGTAATATAGGTGAAAACTACTATAATAATGGTCATAAATATAAGATAGAAAGTATAAACAAAAGTGCCACTGATTCTAGTGAATCATATATATTACTTAAGAATGTTTATATGAAATTTTCTGAAACTAAAGAAGGGAAACTTCAGAAATCGTTATGGGAACCATGCACATCTGAATTCTTTAAGATTGAATGGTGTTTAAAGAAGGATGATGTATCTCCTCAAGATATATTCGAGAAACATAAGAGTGGTGGACCAGCGGGTAGGGCAGAAGTAGCAAAGTATTGTATTCAGGATTGCGAACTTTGTATCAACTTAGCCTTAAACTTAGATATCATACCCAATAATATCGCTATGGCGAATGTTTGTTCGGTTCCACAATCATATATTTATCTACGAGGTCAAGGGGCTAAAATCTTCTCCTTAATTGCTAAAGAATGCGATAAAAATGGTATTCGTATTCCAACATTAGAGAGACCATTTAATCCACATGATGAATTAAAAGAATTTAAAGAAAAAATAAAAGATGATTCATTTACGGACCTTATCAATAATGAGACAGAGGAGTTTAAGTTAAAATATTTCTTGATAGACAATGAATGTAAAAGATGGACAGATTATGAAACACCGTCCATTAAAACAATTAAGCAGGAATTTGATGATTTTGATAATATGATTAAAGGTAAATTGATATATATAGATGAAGAAGCCGTGGAAGAATCTAATAAACCGTATGAAATATATAAAGTTATGAATAAATATGATGAAATTATGAATCCACCTCCGAGAGCAGGTTATGAAGGAGCTATTGTATTAGATCCAGAACCAGGTATTTACTTAGAAGATCCAGTAGGTGTTGTAGATTATGCATCTTTGTATCCAAGTTCTATCATTGAGAAGAATATATCTCATGATACGTTGATAGAAGATCCTAAGTATTTAGATTATTTAGGAGAAGGTGGTTATGAAACCATTACTTATGCTAATTATATTTATGAAGAGGATAGTAAAAAGCTTTGTGAAGAAAAGCCAACTATAACTTGTCATTTCTTAAAGAGGAAAGCAGATGAACCTTTAGGGATTATTGGTTCAGTTGTTCAACATCTATTACAACAGAGAAAAGCAACTAAGAAAAGATTAAAGAATGAAACAAATGATTTTAAAAAGAAAGTCTTAGATGGTTTACAATTATCTTATAAGTTAGTAGCTAATTCTGTGTATGGTCAAATGGGTGCTAGAACAAGTCCTATCTATAAGAATAAATTAGCAGCATGTACTACAGCCATAGGTAGAGAGCGTATCTATGATGCTAAATATGGTGTTCAGGGTAATAAAGACACCGGAACTAATGGATGGTGGGATAGTGATGAAGCTAAAATAGGTGGTAAATGCTTAGGTGTAGTAGAAGCACCCAAAGTTATATATGGGGATACAGATTCAGTGTTTATTAAATGGTCGAGAAAACGATTGATTGATGATAAAATAGTAGAATTAAAAGGCAAAGAAGCTTTACAATATGCGATAGATTGTGGACAGGCTGCTGGTGAATGGGTAACTAAGAATAAATTAAATATGACATTTGAGGAAGATTCAAATATTAAAAAACCCCAAGACTTAGAATATGAAAAAACATTCTATCCCTTTATTCTTATATCTAAGAAACGTTATGTTGCCGATAAATATGAATTTGATATAAATGAATGTAAGCGTAATTCCATGGGTATTGTTCTTAAGAGGCGTGATAATGCTCCAATAGTCAAACATGTTTTTGGAAATGTGATTGAGAAAATTATGATAGATAAAGACTTAGATAAATCAATATCGTGGTTAGAAAAAACATTAAAAGATATTCGTGATGAAAAGTTTCAGATGAATAACTTTATAATTACTAAGTCTTTGCGTGGATATTATAAAAATCCACAAGGGATAGCACACAAAGTATTAGCCGATAGAATGGGAGAACGTGATCCAGGTAATAAACCTAAGGCTGGTGATAGAATGCCTTTCGCCTATGTTATTTTAGATGATGAATTACTATATGATAAATCAAATCCTTATAAATCCGGTGTTAGAAAAGGAAAACCTAGACATAGAAAAGTCCTTCAGGGGGATCGAATAGAAGATCCTAAGTATATTGAGAAGAATAACTTAAAATTAGACTATAACTTCTACATTACCAATCAAATTATGAATCCAGTGAAACAAGTCTTAGACTTAGGAAAGGATTCTAAAGAAACTGAAAAGATCTTTCAATAAAATATATTATAGTATATAAATGTTCACAAATGCTTTAATGCTTGGTGGTGGTAAGAAGATTAAATCAATGGTATCTAGCGGTGGACCCATGTCTTTGGGTGTGGTGGTTTTGCTGGTTTTTTTATTTCTCCTGAGGGCTTTAGTTGTCCAATGGGCTTACAACAAGGTTGCTCCTAAGTTAATCAGTCATTGGTCCTCTTCTCCTCCAGAGTTTAGACCTCTAACTTTCCATGAAGCCTTATTATTCACTATTTTGGTATCTTTCTTAGTTTAAAAATTTAAATACTTAAAATTATTTTATATTCTCTTATTATAAAAATGAGTGAATATGTTAGCGATCCCTTGCCTGAAAACGAAGTAGTAGAATCTTCTCCAGTTGAAGAAGAAGCAGAAGAATCTGTTCCAGTTGAAGAAGAAGAACCTGCTCCTGTAGAAGAAGAAGAACCTGATCCTGTTGAAGAAGAAGAATCTGCTCCAGTTGAAGTAGAAGAATCTGCACCAGTAGAAGAATCTGTTCCAGTTGAAGAAGAATCGGTTTCAACCCAGGAAGTAGTGCAAAATGTACAAGAAATATTAACGACTGAACCAGCTGTATCATCAGATTCGGCTAGTTTAGAAGAAAGAGTTAAGGTATTAGAAGAAAGACTTGAAAAGTTGATAGAAGTTTTAAAATACACATCTAGTGGTGCTATGAGAAGAAAACTTAATAATTAATAATTTTTTATATTTTATTTTATTTATATGCTTAGTTTGAGTAAGCAAGACCACCCATACCAGACATAATACGGAGGACATTGTAGTTTACAGCGAATATAACACACTGAGATTGTAATGCAGCAGAAGATACTAATTGGGCATTATCAATGCGAGAGAAATTACAAGTTCCGGATGGCTGGTGTTCTTCCGGTTTGAGGGAAAACGAATAAACACAAATACCATCATTTGCTTCACCAATACCGGCTGCCGCACTGGAATCAAGACCACCATATCCACTGTGAGATTCCCATACCTGTGTTCTAGCGAAATAAGACTGAGCACGTGCGGCAAAACGATCATGTCCATTCAATTTAATATGGTATGTCTCGGTAGAATCTGCTATCGGGGGTTGGGTAGCCGCATAGTTCAATGCACCTGAGGCCGCAACAGAACGGGTCCAGATTAATTCCTTAACTGGATGATTGAAGTTGAGTTCATTCGTCGTAGCAGCATTCAAAGATTGTTCCTGAACCTGTTCAATTAAGTATTCGTGCGATACCTGGGCAAAGCGCCTTCTTTCATCCGTATCAAGGTAGATGTAATCACACCATAATTTGTTAATCGGGTTGGCGGTGAAGCAAGTGTTGTGTGCGTGTTCTAAAATAACTTTAACTTCATGGTATTGAAGGGCAATAAGGGGTAGTGCAAGACCCGGGTTGCGGCAGAACCAAAAGTAAAGAGGAACAGTAAAGTTAGATGCTACGGCGGCACCGTCAATACCACCCATACCAGATGTTCTCTGGAATTTAGTTAAGCCGGTTGGGGCAGCAGTGGAGTTGGTAGTTATAGTAGCGGTTGATCCTAGAGAATTTTCTTGGGATAGTTCAGACCATACCTCCATCCATAATCCGGTTAGTTTATCAATCTTTTGACCACCAATTTCTAATTCAATAGATTTAATAGCAGAAGCACCTGGATTAAGTGTATCACCAGTTGTTCCACCAAATTCAAGGTACATTCTATGGACTAAATCACCATTGCGTGAAATAGTGGCAGTGCAACGACTGTCGGAACCAGTAGATGTTCCATTCCAGGTCTGTTCAATAGCCTCCATCGAGAAGTTAGTGTGTCTGCGATAGACAACCTTAAAGAAAGTGATCTGCGGGTTACCCGTAAGGTAAATATCCTGAGCGCCATAAGCTACAAGTTGCATAAGTCCTCCTCCCATTATTTTATACCTTAGCATAGAAAAAAATTTCATAAAGATTAACCTTAAAATACTATCAATTTATTTTTGATACTTTATAAAAAACTTATAATTTAAGAAATTATTATTAAATTACTTAGTTAGAGTATGCGAGAAATAACAGGGTTATCGAGTATATTTCAACTTTAGTTGGAATATGCGAGACCACCCATACCACTCATGATACGAAGGACATTGTAGTTGACGGCGTAGATATTGTGTGAAGCAGTCATACCTGTAGAAGTCCCGATATCTAATTTAGCATTATCAATACGAGAGAAGTTACAGGTTCCGGATGGTTGATGTTCTTCGGGTTTGAGGGCGAAAGAGTAAACATTGACCTTAGATGTCATATTTGACATTTCGGCGTGTTCGAGACGTTTCATAGAATTTATTGTTAAAGTTACTCCAACAGCAGCGCCTAGGGTATCCTCGACTAAAAGCCGATCTAGTTTAATACTGTAATTAGTTCCAACGGCGCCGTTGGCTGCTACTTTAGTCGCACCTATACTGCCACCGTGCTTAGCGGCGGTAACCCGGGCATTCACGGTGGTGGTGGTGGTCTCATGGTTGGATCTGCTGGCCAAGCCCGTAACTACAAACTCAAATAATTCACCTACCTCAGGCATATGACCAGCGAAATCAGCTGTATTAAAACTATAGACTATGATCGCCGGGCTCACTATTTTGGCAGTTGTTACTTGAAAGGTGCCGAACAGATACATGTTAGCCGTATCATCCTCCTCTACCCTCACCTTATTCTGTAAGGTGGTGGTGCTAGCGTGGAAAGCCTCAGATACTACCCCACCGCCGCCTGAGCGGCGAAGGATGTCAACATCATCAGTATGTGATCTTGCTTTGACATTTTGTCCAGGAACACTTGTATGGTAGTCAAATGGTTGTCTGAGCTGGAAATATTCTTCCTGTTGTGCTGCAAAACGATCATGACCGTTAAGTTTAAGTTGAGCGGTGGCGTAACTATTTAAATTATTACTAGTCCAGATTAATTCTTTAACAGGGTGGTTAAAGTTTAATTTAAAAGAACCAGAAGTATCTGCGGACTGCTTTTGTAATTGTTCAATAAGGTATTCATGCGAAACTTGCGCGAATCTACGGCGTTCATCAGTATCCAAGTAAATATAATCTGCCCAGACTTGTGCAGAAGCCTGGCCTCCACCACAATTTATAGTGCGACCCCACGTAAATTTGAGTTTGACCTCATGATACTGAAGGGCTATTAACGGTAATGCTAGACCCGGGTTACGGCAGAACCAGAAGTTTAGGGGAATCTGTGTTAGTTGCCCGTGTTCCGAAGTATTCCTCGACCCAGCTGTAGACTCAGCTCCGTGTCCGACATGAGCCATAGTTCTAAATGCGTCGGATTTACTATGTGCGATGGTTAATTCATTCCAGATGTCATTCCATTCAGCATATTGTCTGTCTATGCGCTGGCCACCAATTTCAAGTTCAACTTCACTAACTAATTCGGTACCGTTTGTTAAACTGGTAGAATCATTAGTTACATATACCTTGTAGACTAAATCACCATTACGGGAAATAGTGACAGTTGATGAACCGGCTGCGGCGGGTGTTCCGTTAATGGTCTGCTGAATGGTTTCCATCGAGAAGTTAGTGTGTCTGCGGTAGACAACCTTAAAGAAAGTGATCTGCGGGTTACCCGTAAGGTAGATATCCTGAGCGCCATAAGCTACAAGTTGCATAAGTCCTCCTCCCATATTTTTATACCTTAGCATAGAAAAAAATTTTATATATTTTATACTTAGTTAGTTTTGCTTTTGCTATTACCCTTACTTTTGCTATTACCCTTACTTTTACTTTTACTTTTACTTTTACTTTTACTTTTACTTTTACTACTTTTATATTTACTTTGTTTCATAACACTTTTTTTCATATTTCTTCTATCTTTCGCACCTATAAAGACATTGTAATCTTTTAAAGCATGAGATAAATTAGACATAACTCGTAGAGTCCTTAGGAGTTCCAAATAATAATTTGGATTGATATTAAAATTCATATGCATGTCTATATTTTCTTTGTTATAGAGTGATGCTTTCACTACTTCCGTATGTAATTTACATAGATAAGAACGATTATCACCTAAACTATAAGATATATGTAAGAATTTGTCTTTACCTTCATACAGTGATGTGGGGAAAAAGATAAGTTCTTGTTTTGATTCTTTACTTGGGAGTTGAAAGAATGGACTTAGTTTGGTAATTTCTTTTTTATCCATATCTAAGGTGTAAAAGAATCCCAAGTAATATTTGAAGAATCGGTTAAAGTAATCTTTGTCGGTTCCACTATAATCAGAGTTGGCTAAGGCGGGAATTAGAAATTTATTTATATCAGTAGCATTTTTATAATCTAAGACAGCATGTCCTATACCTAAGTATTCTGAACCAAATTTAACTAAATTGGTGCTATTTCTCATGTGGAAATGAAGATCACCAAAACTTTTATTCATATCAGTTAATATTTTATCGGTTTTATTAACAATCATCTTACACTTATAGTGGCTATCAACCTCCATAATCTTTAAAGGATTTATATCATAGAGCATGTGTAATTTATTCTTATAAGTAAAGGGTCCCCAATTCTTTTCAAAATTAGTAGATAAAGATGCACATAGAAGTGTTTTGGGAGTTTTGTAATTGAGAGTATTAACGTCTATTTCAGCTAAATACATTAATCGTTTTCTTGGGTCTTTATCATGATCATCAATTTCATTAACTAACATGAAAATATCATTTTTGTAATAGAATAATCGGGGATCTTCGGGACCCTCTAAAGCTTGTTTTTGATGAACAACAACTCTATTTTTAAATTCTTTAAACTTTAAATTATGATTCTTTAAAAGAGTTAAATCTACATCAATAATTTTTTGCTTGATTTTCTTATAGTTTTTATTAAGTAATGTTACTACAATAAAATTTACTCCGTCCCAAGATCTAACATTCCCATACCATCCACGACTAGCGATTAAGAAATTAGACGTTCCTTTTACATGAATAAGAGAACTATTAAATACGGTAATATCTTTATTTTGTAACAATGAATTACCATTCCTTATCTCTTGTGATAACGAAATAGACGACAATTTTAAATCGTTATTTTTAAACTTATACATTATACTATTAACATATATATGTTTTTACATAAAGAATTATCTAGATACTTATGAAATATGAATGCCGGAAATAAAGGTTTAGCCAATTTAGGAAATACATGTTATATGAATGCTGCGATTCAGTGTTTAAGTCATTTATTAGAATTTCATCCTAAGAATACATCTTTCTATAAAGAATATACTAATCATAAGAAAGTTGATTCAGAATTAATAGATTCATGGATGGATCTCCAAGTTTCATTGTGGTCCAATGATTCATATGATCCAGTTAACCCTAAAAGGTTCTTACGAGCTTTTATTGTCGAATGTAATAAGGAAAATTTAATCTTTAGAAATTTTGATCAAAATGATACAGAAGAATTCTTAAATATTTTATTAAACTTCTTACATAATTCTATCAAAAAATCTATGAATTTTAAATTATGTATGCATGGTGGAACAGAAGAACATATTAAAAAATTAGTGATTGATAATCACAATTCTTGGACTAAATTCTTTTCGAAAGATTATTCTTACATTATAGATAAATTTTATTCACAACAATTATCAATTACATCTTGTACAGAATGTGTTTACTATACATCTAATCATGAACCTCTTATGAACTTTCAATTAGAGATACCTGATGGAGCATCTACTTTATATGATTGTTTAGATTCTTATACTAGAGTCAGTAAATTAGAGGTTAATAATACTTGGACATGTGATAAATGTAAGAAAAGTATTAATCCAGATAGAAAATTACTATTGTGGAATTGTCCTAGTGTTATTATTATATTGCTTAAGAGGTATTCTATGGAAGGTAAAAATAATACTTATATAGAATATCCTTTAGAATTAGATGTGAATGGATATGTTGTAAATTATAATAAAAATAATTGTGAGTATCGTTTATCTGGATTATGTATTCAATCAGGATCTCTTGGAGGAGGTCATTATTACGCTATATGTAAGAATGATCTGGATGGACAATGGAGAGTATATAATGATACAAATGTAAATGTGATAGAAGAAGATAATGTTCTTAAAGAGAAGCCGTATTGTTTATTTTATCGGAGGTTATAAAATAAATTTTATTTATCGGAGATTATAAAATAAATGTTCCTTGTATATATCTTACAATCTGATAATTATTCCTATGTAGGTATGACAAATGATTTCTTTAAGAGATGGAGACAACATAATAAAGAAATTAAAGGAGGAGCAAAATGTACAAGTAGGAGAGATGAATGGTATCCTATTTGTATTATCGATGGATTTCCAACTATGGTGGAAGCAATGCAATGTGAGTGGTCATTAAAACATTATATGAAGAAAACGTTTAAAGGACCTAAAGGAAGAATACAAAGGCTTACAGCCTTATTAGAAAGAGGAATATGGACATCTAAAAGTCCTAAAATAAAAGAACAAAATATAACAATTTATATTGATAACGATTTTAAAGGTAACTTAGTCAATGATAATTTAGTAACTAAAGAATTATATTGGAAACCTTAAAATAAACCAATTCTCTTCCATTCACCTATAGTATGTCTTATACCCACCTTATAAAACATGATAAGCCACATCAATTCAACAAAACAATAAATTAAAAGACATCTTTTATTAGATTCCTTGTA